CTGCCCACCACGCCGGTGTAATGCTTAGCAAGAAAGGCGCTCACCAGCGCATGTTTCTGCCCAGCCACCACGGTGCCAAGCGGTTTGTGCAGGTCAAGCGCCCGCGGTGCCTGGCCTTCGCGCTCACCGTAGCCGGTTTGGATCAGCGTGGGTGCCAGCGTCACATCCACCGCCGCAAACCCAGGCGCACTGGTTGCCGTGCGCAGCGGCTCGAACGTTGTCCATACATTGGGCCCTCGGCCCGTGGTTTTGGAGTTGGCCACATTCACGATGAACGGCTCAACCGCCTCCACCACATACCGCATGATCCCCTTTGCAATGCGCCGGCAAGTGGCCTCGGCCAGCGGTTTCTTGCGCTCAAAGATGCTTGGCGCGAGGATGCTCCAATCGATGCACTCGGCAGCAGTACGCCACGGCTTCAAGCCCTTGGGCACTTTTCCCGCCTTGTTGGGCTGGGTGTGCGTGGGTTGCGGCCAAACGATAGGCAGACCATCACACCTGGCCACCAGAAATAGCCGTTTGCGGATGGTGGGAGCGCCAAAGTCACACGCACGCAACTCGCGGTGCTCCACAACATAGCCAAGCTTTTGCAGTGCCACTTTCCACAGTGCAAAGGTTTCGCCGCGGCGAGTCGGGTCGGGCAAGTTGTCGGAGGTCAATGGTCCCCAGGTCTGGAACTCTTCGACGTTTTCCAAAAAGATCATGCGCGGCTGCACTGCCTTGGCCCACTTGATTACTACCCAGGCCAGCGAACGAATCTTTTTGCTGACCGGCTTGCCGCCTTTGGCTTTTGAAAAGTGTTTGCAGTCGGGTGACGCCCACAGCAGCCCAACTGGGCGCCCACCCGTTGCGGCTACTGGATCAACTTCAAACACATCGCTACAAAAATGCTGAGTTTGAGGATGGTTGGCTGTGTGAAGGCTGATTGCCTCTGGATCGTGGTTAATGGCTACGTCAACCGGTCGGCCAATGGCCTGCTCGATGCCAGTGCTAGCACCTCCACCACCGGCAAACAGATCCACCACGATCTCACCGTGGATGGGTAGTAAAAATTGGGGAGTAAGCATCAAGCCACCCGCCAAACCCGCACCGTCCCAGCTACCTTATCCAGCTTGGTGCGGTACTTGGCATCCGACGCCTTATGCGCCTGGGTGATACTTTTTGACAACGTAGCCTTGCATTTGATTGGCAGGGCTGCACTTTGCAGCGGCTTGGTCAGCCGCGCCAATAGGGGTAGCCAGCAGACCGGCACCGCAGCGCGGTGGCTGATGCAGGGCACGTCATCATCAATGGGCACTGTCAACGGGTCGGGGAAGTCCATCACGCGCGCGGGTGGGGCGGCTTCGCTGTCGGTGGTGGTGCTTTTGGTTGCGGCTGGGCGGCCGGGCCGGGACTTTGCCAGTTTGCCTAGCAGGCGTTTACCGGCTTTGTAATAGTGTTCGCCAGCCGATTCGCGCCGGGCCAGCAGGTCGGTGGTGTAGGCGTCTACCAGGGCCATGCGGATATTGGTGTGGCGCGGCACGTTAAAACTCTCAAACATGTCATCAGCGGCGATTTCGTCAGTGGGGTGTTTTTTGCAGTGGGCAACCACTTGCTCAGCCAGGCTGCCGCGTGCGGGGGTGTAGTTGACTCGGGTCATAGCTCAGCACCCCACGCCACGGCTTGGCACATGCGGGTTGCCGTCATTGCGGTAATAGGCACCAGCCTGAGGCTCGTATTTACCTACCAACTTGTTGATATTCTGTGAGGCTACTTTAGGCGCTGGCGTGTAGCTTTCGCGCATGGCCTCTTTGGCTGCATCAAACGCCTGGGTGAACAACTGCGCCGCCAGGCTGCCCCACGGATACGGGCAGGCCTGGATGATGGTGTCATACAAAAACGCGGCTTTTTCAGCTTCAACGCTGATGGCTTCGGGGTCGGGGCGGGTAGGTTTCATGATGTGTGCCTGGTTGGGGTTAAACATGGGCAGGCTCAGCCTGTGAGCCTGTGTGGTGGTCGGCATTGCTGACGCTAGCCATCTCAATGAGAATGGCGCGCGCGTGAATCTCGGCGCTGGCGTGGCGCCCGGCGCCGTCCATCACCGTCAGCCATGCCAAGTCAACATTGATGGCCACGCCGGGCAGCATGTCCGGGCCGTACTGGCACCAGAAGCCCAGCGCAGCGTCACCCGCCCAAGTAATGCGCCACGGTGTCAGAATGTGCGGCGCCGGGCGGCTGTAGGCCAACAGCGTGATGCAAAAGGTGCCGTCAGCAGCATCGCGGGCGATAGGCTTGGTCTTTTTGGCCAGGTAGAGCTGGCCTTCAAAATGGCCATTGCGCAGGTCGTACATCATGGCCGCAGCTCCAAAAACCACACCAGCACTTTGACAATGGCGGGGTGCAACACATCAGCCCATAGCAGGCCAGTAGCAAAGCTGATAAGCCCAACACACAGCGCCGACATCAACACGATCAAGGTCCAGAATGCAAACGCCTCAACATGTGTGGGGGTGAGCGCGTCCAGATCATCAAGGATGGTTTGCTGCATCATGCGGCCACCTGTTCTGGTGCATCGGCATTGGCAAACAGTGCACGGTGAATAGCGCACAAGTGCCGCGCCTGAAAAATGGCGTCATCGAGCGCGTTGTGGTGCAGTCCTTGGCGCTCTACCTTGACGGCGCGTGCGCCTGGTAGGTTTTTGTAGGTGCGGTAGCAGCGGCCGGCGTAGGGCTTCCAGGGCAGCTGGCGAAACTCGAAACCATAGGCATGGTTGAGCATGGGTAGGTCAAAGTCTGCGCCGTTGCTCCATACATACGGTTCAGTGCTGGGTTGTGGGTCAACCCAAATGCTCAGGGCCAACAGCGCATCATCCAGCGTGCCATTGGGCTCAAAGAAAACGGATTGGGCTTGGTCGCTTTGCATCATCCACCAGGCCAGCGTATCGCCGCTGATCTTGCGGCCGGGCTGGCTGTCGATGCTGATGCTGCGGTAAAACACGGCTTCGGGTTGGTCAAAGACCAGACCGGCGTCCAGGTCAAAGCGCACTGCGCCAATGCTCAGGATGACTGCATCGGCGGTGGTAGCCAGGGTCTCAAGGTCAAGCATGATGTCGTGGCTCATATATGTTTTGCTCCCAAGCAGTGCCAGACTTCATGGCCAAAGACCTCGAGCGGGCCAACATCGTCAAATGACGCGGGCTGCACGGCGTAGACCTCGCACACGGCGCTGTTGGGTTTTGACCTAGCGCAGCCGTTGAATTGGCTGGTTTCAAGCCCGAGCTTTTTGCAGACTTCGCCAATGTCTTTTTTGCTGACCCAATGGGCCTCAATGCTGGCGTGCTGCCAGCGGGCCTGCGTGGCCACCGGGGGTTGGGCAGCGCAACCGACCAGGGCGCACATGGCCAGGGTGCAGATTATTGAGATAAGGGCGGCTTTCACAAGCCCACCCCACTCATCCACAAACCGACGATGGCAATGATGGTGATGCAACCGACGATGATGAAAATGCCGCCGGCCTCAACGGACTCGGTAATGCGGCGAAGCCACACAAAACGGACACGGCGGGCAACGGGGTTGCCCAGGTGGTCAAAGGCTTGGGCGTATTTCATGTTCACCCTCTACGACCAGCTGATTGGACGGTGATTCCTACGTGTTCACCGGCGGTGTCGGAGGTGATCCAGTCCAACACGCGCACGCTACCAGCTGCAACGTTGTAAGGGGCATCCAGTGCTTGGCAATCGTCCTGGTTGAATGGGGCTCGCAGATAGGTGGGATCGCCAGAAGAATAATAGGTTGAGCCGGTACGGATCGGCGAGGGCATGCGACTGCCTAGCAGGCGCAGGGGTTGGGTTGACGTTGCCATGTTTCACTCCGGTTGCCCCACTGACGGTGCGGGGTTGGAGTGAATTATCACGAAAGTGTTTAGTGTTGTCAACACCAACGTGATTTATTTTTTAAAGCGTGATTTAAGCAACGAAGGCGGCATTAAAGTAGCGGCCTACACAATCAAAAAGGGAAATGATGAAAATTCTTTGGGTTATTACGGCGGTGTCATCGCTGCTTGGCATGCTTGTTTTTTTGATTTCAACCGCGATGAGTGGTGGGTTAGCCCAGGCCGCCGGTTTTGCTGCGTCCAGTGCGCTGGCCGTGGTGCCCTATGTTTTCACCAAGTGTTTGCAGGCAGTCTTTGAGCCAAGCGCCACAGAAAACGCCAGGTTGATTGCTGACGCCATAAAAGGCCAAAAAGTCAATTGATTTTCGAATGCAAAAAGCAGGCTTCATCCTGCTCCGTGCAGGGCATCTTGCAACGACTTTTATGCATGGGTGCTGTATTTTGTTTTTTGGTGCAGCACCGCTCCCTATTATTTTTGTCCGGCCACAGATAGAGTCTGGCCGTAGTTCGGGGGGGATAAATACCCGACAAACGTGCGCAAATTGGCCACTGCTGCCATCCTTTGGTCTGCACTGAGATGCTGCAATATTTCGATGGCTTCACGGGTTGGTTTATCCATCCATCCATTGGCATCGTAGGGCACCACATTCTGGGCCACTATCGGCGGTGTGATTGGTGTCGATGGGAGTGCCTTGGGCATCGGTCCAATTCCCTCGCTTAGCCATTCACTGGTCACATCCAGCGCCCTTGCCACCTGCACCACGTTGCGCAGTGTGTGCCTGATACCACTCTCCACATTGCCAATCGTCCCCTGAGACAAACCAGCCTTTTGGGCAAGTTTTCCCTGCGTCAAGCTGCGCAATGTGCGGGCATAGATCAGGCGGTCCTTGAGTGATTTCACAAGCGTGATTGTCATAAAATAAATAATCACTTAGGTGTTGCAATTAAACACGATTGTGTTTATGATGCGACCATGAACCAACTTGACAAAGCAATTGCGGCAGCCGGTGGAGTCGGCAAATTGGCCCAGGCTGTAGGCGTAGTGCAGGGCGCTGTGAGCAACTGGCGTGCACGTGGCGGCCTTGTTCCGGCAGAGCATTGCACCGCTGTTGAACAAGCTGCGGGCGGCATCGTCACCCGCCGCGATCTGCGCCCCAACGACTGGCAAAAGATCTGGCCCGAGCTGGCCACCGAAGCCGATCAACCCACAACGGCCCAAGCAATCCAGCCCGACACCCTGCGCGAAGGCGCCGTGCGCCGCCAAGAAACTCGCCGCGCCGATGACATCACTCTCGGGCAAGACCGACGAGGCAATGATGTGTTTGCCCGCGCACCGTATCCCATGCCTGCGCAGGAGGTGTGAAGTGGTAAAAAAAGTGAAACTAATCCAAAACTTCACAGTGGGAGATGTCGCAAGCACTGCATTTGTGCACAAAGCTGTGCAGGCATCACTCTCTAGAGTTTGTGACGCGTTCGAATGTGGCGCAACACCGATTGTTCGATCGATGAAAGATGCGCAGATGATCGGATCTGCAATTCTTGGAGCATTTCCCTTTCTTGGTCGGTCGAAATCGGCCCGTCTGTTGCAGGTGAGGCGATGGTTAGCCGCTGCATCTCGCGTATGACAGCAGTGAATTTTTCCGGCGTGTCGGCAAACATGTTTGCATATAGCGCTTCGACTAAAAAGCTCAGCGCTTGTTGGCGTGCTGAGAGCTCCAGATATGACTCGTTTTCCATGAGTAGCCCCTTGTCGAAGTTGATGTGTGTGAGAGCCGTCAGTGTAGGCAGGCGGGCTGCTCGCCCTTTGCTCAGTTTGCACCCCACCCACCGAACCCACCCCGCCTGTCTTTCGAGCCTGAGTCTCCCTTGTGGCCATGATGCGGCGCTTGACGGTGCCCGCAGCGGTTTGCGGGGTGTGGCGGTGGGTGGTGCTTTTTTGCATGCACTCAGTGTCTTTTTTTTCTCCACTTTTGAGACGGTAACAGACCGCAATTACTCATGCCATCTGCTCCAAACTCCCAATTGACGCTCAACTTTGAACCTGCTCTGCCTGAGCGCTTCCGCACGTTGCGGGACTACCTGGCACACCGCGTCCAGGTGCAGGCTAAGCCCGCTAAAACAATCGCGGGTGACATGGACATGAGCCCCAGCATGTTGTCGCGCAAGTTGAGCCCAGGAGATGGCGACACGCAGCGCTTCAATGTGGATGACCTTGAGCATTACATCCACGTCACGGGTGATACAGCGGCTATCGAGTACCTGGCAGCCAAGTACCTTTGCAGCGACAAGTCGCGCCAGATCCGGGCGCTGGCCAGGGTGGAGTCGCTGTCCGCTGAGTTGGCAGGACTGGTGTCGTCATTGAAGGCGGCCAATGTTTGATATCCCTTGCAACCAACAGCATCGCCCCGCCGCATTGTGGGCAGTGGTGGTTTGGTTTGTCAGTTAGTTTGCGTACATAGTTTGGAGGTGAATCATGATGGTGTTGTCTGATGTGCAAAACGCATTTTTAGAGCGCTGCCGCAACCGTGCACCAACGCCGCTGGCGGCACCAATCACGCCGCCAGCCCCGCCACCTGAGCCACTGCCATCCAAGCAAGTCAGTGCCATCGCGCGTGATCAGTTTGGCATGTGGGCCATCAAAGGGCAGCAGCGTGATGTGCTTGATATCGTCCTTGCTGCGCACCGCAATGGCGTGGCTGATTTGTCAGGGCGTGAGATACAGGCCCGCTACCGCATCAGCTACCCAGGCAAAGATATTGATACCGGCACCGTGAGCGCCCGCGTCAATAGCCTGATCGCCGCGAAGCTGTTGGAGCGTTGCCCAGACCGGCTATGCAGTATCACAAGCAAGACGGTCGGCCCAGTTCGGCCAGTGGCGCAGCAGGCAAGGATGGTGGCGTGAGTATTCAACTGATGACCGAGGCTTGGCGGTGTGATATCCCTACCGGGCGCAAGATGGTGCTATTGGCTTTGTGTGACAACGCAAACGACCAGGGTGAGTGTTATCCGAGCATTGCAACCATTGCAGAAAAGTGCAGCATGGGCGAACGGACAGCCTATCGGCATATCACAGATCTTGAAAACAATAGCATCTTGAGTCGCCAAAACAGATCGGGTCGGAGCACGTTGTACACCATACACCCTTGCCAATTTGGCACCCCTGCCAATTTGGCACCCCTGCCAAATTCAACACAAACCCCTGCCAATTTGGCACCCACCCCTGCCAATTTGGCACCCACCCCTGCCAATTTGGCACCCCCCGTCCCTGCCAATTTGGCACCCATAACCATCATAGAACCATCAAGTAACCAAATACCAAATACCAACGCGCATTCGCGATCTGCTGAAATCAAATCAAAAATCTTCAAAGTTGATGATGTTGACGAAACCGTTTGGCAAGATTTTGTGACATTGCGCAAGGCCAAAAAATCACCCCTGACCAAAACCGCCATGGATGGAATCCGCGACCAAGCCGACAAGGCTGGCATGACCATTGACGCGGTGTTGCGCATGTGCTGTGAGCGGGGATGGGTTGGATTTAAGGCTGAGTGGGTGGCAGAAAAGCGTATCGGCTCAGCAAAGCAGGCCGAATCATTCCGCGAGCGTGATGCCAGGCTGGGCCGTGAACGGTGGGAAAAGATGACAGGGCAAACGCATCCGGACAGCATCCAAACAAAGCCCAACAACGTGGTTGACATCACGCCAAAACCACCCGTATTTTTGGAGATTGCACGATGAACGCACCCGTGAAACTGGCCCCAACTGAGCGCATTTTCAAACGCCTGGCTGCCACCTACGGCGCCGCATGGGATAGGTCACTCGGTCAAACACCAATCGAAGACGTGATGACCGCATGGGACCATGAACTGAGTGGGTTTTTGCAGTCAAAAGTGGCCATGAACGCCATTGCCTGGGCGTTGGAAAACCTGCCAGATACATGCCCAAACGTCATGCAGTTCAAAGCCATTTGCCGCCGCGCACCGGCGACCATGTTGCCCGCATTGCCAGAGCCATCGGCTGATGCTGCGCGTGTGGCGGCTGAGTTGGCCAAGCTGGGCCATTTGCGGAACCCCATCACCATTGGACCCAAGGCATGGGCGCATAAGATTCTGGCCCGAAAAGAGGCTGGCGAGTCAATTAACACAACCAGCTACCGCATGGCTCGCCGCGCAGTTGGCCTTGAGTAGTGACACCATGCCCAGACTGCATCAAAGCCCAAGCCAACCCGCAGTATCCGCTGTTCGACCCAGCCTGCCTGTACTGCGGGGAACGGATCATCCAGCACCTTGGCACGCTTCCGATAGGCACCAGCGAGATTGCTACACGCAGGCGCACCAACCTTGCCGACTGGGTAGCGCATGGGCACAGCGAGGCGCAGATCCGCGCACTGGCCCATGGTCCGCATTGCCTACAGCCACCGCCTACTGGCCCGGCATCCACTTTGGAGTCCGTGGCCCAACCCAAGACGAAACTCCGCTGAGCTGGGAAGAAGTGCAGCACGGCATGACTCAGCACGTGATTGGAGGTGTGTGATGCAGGTATCAATCAAGATTGATGGGCTGGAAAAGGTGCAACAGCAGCTGCGTATGCTGTCAGAGCGTGGCATCAAAGAGGCATCAGCCAAAGCAATCAATGACACGGCCTACCAGGTCAAGCGGACCATGGTTGCCCAAATGGACCGTGTGTTTGATCAGGTTACACCTTACGTACGCAAGAGCGTTTGGATCAAGCAGGCCACGCCTGATGCATTGGTTGCCACCATTGAGCCAACCTACTTCGGCGGCAAGGGAATCGATCCACAACAGATCCTTGCAGCACAGGAGTCAGGAGGCCAGCGCCGTGACAAACGGGTTGAGGTTGCATTGCACAAGGCAGGAATCTTGCCATCTGGCTATCAGACCGTACTACCCAAAGACCCCATGCCTGGCAGCCACGATGGGCGTGGCAACTTCCGTGGCCCATTCATCGTGCAACTGATCAGCTACTTCAAAGCCTTTGGAGAACAGGGCTACCGCTCCAACATGACAGACAAGCGGCGCAACAAACTGGCTAACCGAGGCGTCAATGCATCTGGGTTCAAGACCATCAATGGATTCATCTACTTTGTTGCATACGGCAAGCTCAGATCAGGCGCAACAAGCCATCTGCATCCTGGCATCTGGGCCAAGTCAGGTGTGCATGGGTCCACTGTAAAGCCAGTCATGATGTTCATTAAGGCAGGCAATTACAAGCCGAGATTCAGCATGGAGAGCGTTGCAAAAGCCGCAGACGTTGATAACTATCTGAGCAAACGCCTGCGCTATCGCATCCGTCAGGCAGCCGAGGCATTGCAAGCATGACCCCCCTGTCAAGGTACTTCCACGACCACCCCAGCGCGGGTAATTCGAAC